TCGTTATGGGCGACGATCTGCGCCAGAGTGCCGTCGCTCAGCAGGTCCTGGCGCGAGGGGTGAATAGGCTCGGCCCAATCGCAGTCGTCCCGCAAACCCCGCGGGTCAATCGCGCATCCAGCGGTCAGCCCGACGCTCAAGATCGGCACGATCAGTGTTTTGAAGGTCATGACGGATTTCCTTGGACGTTTGCAGCGCGCGAACACGGGCATCGGCGCGGCGGATGGCGAGGTCGGCCTCTGCGGCGTGCTTGCCCTGCCGGAGCAGGATCCAGACGGCGATGCACACCGCGGCGATAAGCGCTCCCCAGTAGGCGAAGCGCCGACCAAGGCCCGCGAATAGCATGGTCAGGACGGCACTCATGCGGGTGCCCCCGGTGAGACGGCCAAGCAGCGCGTATCGAGCAGCAGTACGGTTTGCCCGCGCGCATCGGCGCTGGCCCGCATGCGATCATGCGTACGGACAGCGGCATCTTCGCAGGCGATGAAGTCCGGAAAGCGAACTGGGCTGATCCCACTGCCGCAGTCAGGCAGGCTGTCGCCTGCGATGCAGGAGACAACGATCAAGACCCAGGTCATGGCGTTTTCCCCGAGCGATAGTCGTCAATCCGGGCCGCCTTGGCGCGTAGGGCATAGATGACGACGCCGACGAACACGGCCGCACCAATCCATGGCAGGGCGATGGAAAGTGCGTTTTCCAGACCGATCAAGGTGAACACGCGCCCGGCCATGTCGCGGGCCTGCTCGGCCTCCATCAGCGCCGGCGCGATCTGGCTGCCGATCGAACCCGCCGCGCCAATGACACCGAGACCGATCTGCGCATTTGATGCTGTTACGATCCGGCTTTCTGCAGGCGTGCCAGATGCCCTCTCAGGTGCGATTTCCCGAGGTGACGCTCTGTCCAGCGCTTCGGTCAGCGCCACATCGATAATGGGCACGAGGGCCAGGTCGTTGTCCTGCCGAAAGGCCAGAATGGCAGCGCGGGTGCGCGGCCCGATCTTTCCATCGATCTGACCCACCTCGTGATAGCCGAGGTCTTTCAGCCGTCGTTGCACCGCTTCGACGGACATAGTCACGCTCGGCGCGACATTACCCGCACGGCGCACCCCGAGGAGCTTCGAGACCGGAAAGCGCTTCACAATGACGGCGTCGTCCTGATTGCCCCCAAGGCCCCAGACCCATTGTCCCTCAATCCGGTCGATGAAGAAGACATGGCCCTGCCAGTTGGAGGAGCCTCGGGGGATCACGCCGATATCGCCTTGCTGGGCATCCGACACCTCAACCGGAACGCCCCAGTCGAGATAAGACCGCGCCGTCAGCTTGCGGGTTGAACGCATCCCGGCCTTCTCGAGGCAGTGCCCGACGAATGCCGCACACCAGGCCACAGAGTCATGTTCCACCCAATCGTGGCCGACCGATGCATACATCTCTATGATTAGGGGATTGTCAGCGGGGCCCGGGCCTTCGGTTGTGCCGATGTAGCTTCGGGCGATGTCGAACGGCGTCATGGTTGTCTCCCATGCAATGCAAAACGCCGCCCCGGATGGGACGGCGTGCAGGATTTCTGTGAGTGGTGGACCAGTTACTTCTTGCGGCAGAGCCAGGCGGCCAGCAGAGCTTCCGCCCCGCGCGGACCCAGATAAGCAAGCGTGGCCACAAACCCGGTCGAAACGGGCTGCGACAGGCCGATATAGCGTGCCGCAGCCTCACCGATTAGCGCCATGCCGACGGCGACTGGGATTTCCCAGAGGAGTTCCTTCCCGAAGAAGCGGCGATTGCCGAGCTTCACCTCGCCCGAATGCCACATGAGCCGTCCGGTGAAGGCACCGATCAGTGTGGTCACTGCGCCTCCGAAGAACGAGTTGATCATGTCTATGAACCCACCGTCAGTCATGGGCGTGCCTCCTCAAGCGCCGCCACCCGGGCGGCCAGTTCCTTGACGGCCTCGATCAAAAGGCCGGTAATATTGCCGTAGGCGACGGAGAGCTGACCCGCCTCATTGTCGCGGACCACCTCGGGCAGCACCGCCTCGACCTCCTGAGCGATCACGCCGATCTGGCGCGTGCCATCCATCGTGAAGCGCACGCCGCGCAAGGCGCTGACCAAGGCCAGCGCGTTGACGATGGTCTCAACATCGGATTTCAGGCGGGCGTCGGAGGAAGAGACAAAGTTCGGGGCGGTCACGACGCCGGTGAAGGTTGCTCCGGACAGTGCCGCTTTTGCAGCAATCGCCGCGTCGTAGTCAGCTGCGGATTTCGTGGCCATTGTCCCGAGGCCAAGGTTCGTTCGCGCCACGGCCGTGTTAGCAAGTCCCGCCAGATTGCCTGCCGCATCCAAGAGCGCGTCCCAGCCTGTGTTGGTGGCGTTTCGTCGGCGCAGAACCGGCGGTGAGACCGAGGTATCGACCCAGAGCATGCCCGCCGTCGTTGCTGTTGGCGCCGAGGCCCCCGCACTCGTCGATTGCAGCGCCGCGATCACCTCATTGATGCGCGACCGAACGGCCGCGCCCGCATCGTTCGCGATCACAAAACTCGATGTCTGGGACATTTCAGCGTTTTCCGTTCTCGGTCATAAAGATGTGCGGGCCTTTGCGTTCGAGGCGGAGCCGAGAGGCAGCGAAGGCGTGCGCTTGAGGGGTGGAAAGCGCGTTCACGCGACCTCATCGGCGTAAAGCCGCAATTGGCTGACGATGGGCGTGTAGGACGCATCCTTCGTCGTGAGAAACGCCCCCGCCTCTACCGCGCGGGCTTCGATTTCGTGGTTGTCGAGACGTCCCCAGGGACCCCAGTTCGGCGATGCGGCCGGATCGTCATCGGTTTCGCGAATCTCGAAGAGCACGTCGATTTCTGCTCCAGCCGATCCGTCAAAGTCGGCCCATGTGTCCATCAAAGCCGTACGCGCGTCGATCCGGTCATTCAGTGCGAGCGCCGCCACGCCGATTTCGGATCGGAGGCGAACACGTTTCACCGCACCGAGATCGAGCCCGGCAGCAAAGCCGTACTGCCCCTCCATCGTAGAGACCTGCGTCACACCATCTGCGGTCGCCGTCGCGAGAGTCAGGTTCGAACCCGTAATCTGTAGTCCTGATTTCGGGCCGAAGAAGCCGGGATCGGCCTGCAGGAAGTCCAAGGTCGAGAAGGCCAGCACCTGCGCGCCCTTGGTCGACACCCGGGTCTCAGGCCCGGCGCGGCCGCCGCTGTCTTCGGCGCGCACCAGATAGGTGCCGGGTTTCAAAGGCACAACGGCGATGGCTACGCCGCCTGAGACCCGGTCCATCGAATAGCTGTCGGCCCAAGTGGCGGTCGCTTCCTTCGAGTGGCGGATCACGATGTTCCCGCCCACGCGCACGTCGGGATCGGCCGAACGCGTCCACTTCAGGATCGCTAGGCCACCCGCCGTTTGCAGCGTCACATTCTCGAGTTGCGCCGGAGGCGCGGTGAGCCCGAGGATTTCAACCGCTGTCTCCTGCCAAGTCGAGGAGACGCCCAAGACCGAGATCGCTTTGACGCGGAAGAACCAGGCTCCGGGGGCGATGTCGCGGATTTCGAGCGCGGTGCCATCAGTGCGGCCATAATCAATCCAGTCTGAAGCCCCCGTCATTTTGCCTTGCAGCTGATAGGCCGCGACAAAACCCGAAGGTGCAGCTTCCCAGCTGATCTTCGCCAGTACCTTCAGCCCACCCCCATCCCGCGTGATGTAGAGGTCCTCGGTGACCTGCGGCGCACCCGGCGCCGGAATGTCATAGGCGTTGGGTAGCGCCGTTCGTGGGGCGGCGGCGTAGATCTGCTGCTCGGACGCTGACCAGTCGTAGACCAAGGGCGAGGTCTCCCGCAGGACCAGCTCTGGGAGCAGGAGCGCTCCATCGCCCGAGGCTGTCAGATCAAGGCTGACCCCGTGCACCTCGAAGGGCTTCGCGGCAAAGCCCCAGCGCGCGTAGGACAGCGTCACCACATCCCCAACGGTGGCGGCCCAGGCTGAGAGCTTGCCCGACAGCCGCACCGTCATCTGGCGACGCGCACGCTCCAGCTCGATTTTCGCGAGCCGCTGCGCCATGGCGGCGGAGATCGTGAAGGGCAGCGAGATGTCGCGCCATTTCCGCTCGCCGCCATCCTCAGCGAGGTAAACATCCGAGGCATAGGCCGGGAAGTCATCCGGCTGCCAATCGTTTTCGGGGCTGACGAACTGGCCACGCACGCCGTTGAAGTTCGACGACATCGTCACACGCGTCGCCAAGGTCAGCCCGCCCTCGCGCACATGGTCCGACGTCAGCGCCACATCGGGCGCGCGCCAGGCCCCTGCATGGATGCGCCAAGCTCCACCTGAGAAGGCGCAGCGACCGGCGAAGGACGAGAGCATCCCCTCGATGATCGTCTTGGGGACTTCCGAGAGCGTGATCACGCCATTACAGGTATAGCGCGGCTCCGACCCGCCGCCAGCAAGAGGGACGGTTTCGTCGCAGATGTTCGCCGCCTCGACCAAGGACATCTCGTCGATCCCGTCTGGCTGGCCGATGCGCGCGCCGATGCTCCAGGTCGGGTTGGCCATATAGTCGGCCAGGCAAAGAGCGGGGTTTTCCGAATAGCCTGCGGTTTGCGTCCGCGGATCCCAGATGTCGTCTTTCCCCTCAATGTCGACCGTGATGTTTGGGATCCCGCCCGGAAAGGCATCCTGGTCATAGGTGAGCCGCAACCGGATCGCGGCACAGCCCCGCAGCCGATGGTTCTCAGTCCATTTGTCAGGCAACGCTGCCTTGAGGCCCGCGAAAGCCGTCTGGTTGGCGGCACCCAGTTTCTTCTCGACGATGACCTTTCCGGCCCAGCGGCCCTGCGCGGTCCCAGCGGCATTCACCGCCACTGCGCCTTCGAAATAGATGGCCCCGATCGATTTGACCCGATGCGTGGCCAGCACGATCACCAGATCGAGGAACTTGTTGTCCGATCCTGAGGAATGCAGAAAGACGATGACCCCGCCCTTGCGGGTGCGGCCATAGACAAGATCGCGCGGCACGACGGGCTCGCGGATCGTCACCGTCCGCGGCTGCATCGTGGTTTGCGGTTTCGGCATCAGGGCCTGCGCCGCATAGGACAGCAGAAGCGTGCCGCCGACCCGCAAAAGCGCCGCACCAATGCCTCCAGCAGCCAATACGCCGCTGATCGCCCCCGCGATCGCGGTGACGGCTGTCACGATAAAGGGCATGGATTGGATCCGTGTTCAGATGGGCCAGGCAAGCTGGCAAGAGGTCAGTGGAACGGTCATGAGGCCTTCAGGGGCCATCCCAACCGCCGTGGCCCCAGTGCAGATGCCGAAGCCGAGGCCAGTATCGGCCAGAACGATGTCGCCGCGTTGGGCAAGAAGCACAGACGTGCGTGGTTCACCCAGCAAGGCGCGCCCCATGTCCTCAAGCGAGGCCCAGCCCAGACGCCGCATCACACGTTCGCCGCCAAGCGCGGTTGTATAGCGCCCGCGCCAGAGAGCCGCGACATCTTCACCGACGGTTAAGATCATCCGAGTTTCAAAAGCAAAGGTCGGGCAGTCATGGACGCCCCAGACGAAAGGCTTAGCCCGTGCAGTATCGATGGCTGCGGCTAGAAGGCGTTCCCAGTGGTCAACGCGGGGGAGCATCATCCGCGCCCCCAGGTGATTTCGCGATCCTGGATCGCGGTCACATATTCAAATCCAAGATCGCCCGGGAATAAGATCTGCTGGCTTTCGTGCGTGTAGCGCCAGGTCCGCGCCACGGTCAGGTCGATCAACCGGCTCTCATAGCTGATGGTGATCGTGCAGGTGTCGGCGTCATCCTTGATTTCCGGGACATCAAGCCGACCAGAGAAAGCCTGAACTGGATCGGCGATGATGCTGCCGTCCTCAGCCAACAACCCAAGCCAGATCCTGCCCGGCAGACCCTGACGCGCCTCATCAATGGCCATTTGCACAAGAGTTAGCGGCACGCCGGAAAGCGACACCGCCGTGCCGCCCGCCACGACCTCGCCGGTTTCATCAATCGCCCCGAGGCCAAGAAGCGACCCAGCCCCCGCCCAGGCCTGTCCGTTCCAACTGACTTCTCCCAGCCCAGACCAAATCCTCACCCAGCCCGTCGCAAACTGGCCCTCGAAGAAGATGACCGGCCTGAGGTTTTGATCAGCCAGCGCAGTGGCGAAGGCGGTTGTGAGATCACGACTCATTAGTGGGCCTTGCTGGTTAAAGGGCTTCGCGGGCGGAGAGCGTGAAGCGATGCTGATCCGCCCGACCGATGACCGAGGGGACTGGAACCGTGAGCCGCAACAGGACCGACGGTGCATCGAGGCCTAGAAGCGTGCCGACCGGCACGGAGGCCCGAAGCGGCGGCACGAAGGCGAGCGTCGCCTCACTGCCTACGGGCGCTACATCCGCCGTCAGCTGATAGAGCCGCGTGGTGGCATCTCCGCCCAACTGGAAGAAATCCCCTGCGCGAAGCCCAAGCCCCCAGCCTGCCGTGCGCAAGGTGGAGGCTCCCGCAGCTTGCGCCTCAGTCACATATGGATTGCCCGCCGC